TGAACCACTTGATCCAGATGAACCACTAGTTCCAGAAGAGCCAGATGTACCACTAGAACCACTTGACCCAGAAGATCCAGATGAACCGCTTGATCCAGATGAACCACTAGTTCCAGAAGAGCCAGATGTACCACTAGAACCACTTGACCCAGAAGAGCCAGATGTGCCACTAGAACCACTTGATCCAGAAGAACCACTTGAACCAGAAGACCCACTTGACCCAGAAGAGCCAGATGTACCACTAGAACCACTTGAACCAGAAGACCCACTTGACCCAGAAGAGCCAGATGTGCCACTAGTTCCAGAAGTTCCATTGGTTCCAGAAGTCCCGTTCGTTCCAGAACTGCCACTACTTCCAGAACTGCCACTACTTCCAGAACTGCCACTAGTTCCTGCAGTTCCACTAGACCCACTAGTTCCAGAAGTTCCATTGGTTCCAGAAGTTCCGTTCGTTCCAGAAGTTCCGTTCGTTCCAGAAGTTCCAGAAGAACCACTTGATCCAGAAGAACCACTTGTTCCAGAAGTGCCATCGCCTCTATCACCAGTTCTAGAAAAACTTAATATACAATTTTCGCTATTTTGAAAGGGGTTTTCTGAAACACTTTCTACCGGAGAAACATCAATTCTAAAATAATTATTTATTTGAGTAACAGAACTTATAGTAAATAATATAAAAGCAATAGGATCATTATGTGAAGATATATTAAAGTATCCCTTAATTTCTGAAGTTGAATCATCTAAAGATCTTAAAAAAGTCGATATATCACTACCACCTAAATCTTCAGAACTAATATTTATCCTAGTAGCTTGATTCTGAGTTGAAGAATTAAACTTGAAATCTCCTGCGCCGGGATCAGTATTTTGTATGTTTGTAGAAAAACTATACTTAAAAGAAGCCCCGCCAAAATTACCGTCTAAACCTGAACTCCCACTAGTACCAGAAGTACCGCTGCTTCCAGATGAACCTGCTGGACCTCGTTCCCTTGTAGCAGCATCTATAGCGCTAGGATTAACTAAATTTACGTCAATCTGCCGATTTGTAGATTCTACATTTACTTCTATATCAGACATTTTTATAAATGGGTTGTGTCAGGCAAAACATTTAACCTAAATTCAAACAAAGTTTGGTCTTTTATGCCTGTAGCAAAAAAGTGAATATCTCCGTAGAGATTAATAGGTGGAAATTGTTTTGTTTCAGACGCTGGTATGTTAAAATATACAGAACCACTCAATTGTTCCGCATAAGAAATTACTGGAACAAACTGATAAATTAAATTACCATCTGGATGAGCTCTTAACTGTCCAGTACAGCTTAAACCATTAAAATCATCTGTTGAAGATGATAAGTTTATTGTTTGAGTACCAAAGGTATCTCCTCTAATTACAGTAAGTTGCGTTGCCACATCTTACTTTACACCTATAAAATAAAAAAAAGAATAAATACTATATTTCTCCCAATATTTTTAAAAGTTCTTTATGATCTGGATTAGTAGGGTCTAATTCAAGAACAGGCCGCTGAGAAGTCACAGATACAGAGCCTTTGTGAGTCGATTTGAATTCACGAAGTAATTTAGATTTTATATCTTGCCGAGAACCGCTAGCAAAAATACCAATTTTTTCACACATATGTTGCATATCTATATTAGTCATCTCAGAAAGGGTTTCTTTAAAAACCTCTAAATTGCTAGTACCAAAAGGATTACTTTTTTCTATGCCAAAAGCTTTTTCTAATTCTTTAATTTTAGAAATATCAGGATCTTCATTTATCTTGCCATCTGCAAATGATAAATTATCTAACTCTGAAGTTTTAGCTTTACTTGATTTTTTGATTATTTTTTTGGCCATATATATTATAATACCTTTTGAAATAAAAATTCAATAAAAAAAAAGGTGCCACCTTTTAAGTGGCACCTTTATGAAGCGTTTTTCTATTAAACGATAAGTCCGACAAGAGCACGATTGTCAAGAACCATACGGCCCTCTTCAAGAGCTCCAAAATAACCAATCTTACCCTGACGAAGAGTATATTGATCATCAGCCTGAAGATTAAATTCAGAACCAGTGTCAGAATCAACAGCAACAGCACGAACAAGAGAATCGCGAGATCTGTCAAGACCTACAACAACTTCCTCATCGCTTTGTATAGCTTGCGCAGCACCACCGTTCTGAGCAACACCAGAGTTGTCAGCGAATGTAGTAGCTCCTGCAACAGTGCTAAATATTGTATTGAATTTCTTATTAACACCTAATTCTAAAATTTCCATCAAGGAAACACCATAGAATTCTGTCAAACCTGACTGAGAAAAGATCTGCTCTCTAACATTATCTGTTAAAGCGATACCGTCAGTCTGATTATGTGGAGCAGCACCATTAGGAGCAACAGTATTAACAGGATTATAAGCCATTCCTCTTAAATCTTCGATGATTTCAGGAGAAACAATTAAATCTGTTAAACCTCTACGAGCACCAGAAGGTGTACCGCCAACAAATGAAGAGTTAATTCTTTTGATTTTTGTGAATAATTTATTCAAATCATCAAGTAAGAAACGCCCTTTAAATGCTGAACGAAATGCGTGCTGGTTATCACTAGCTGTTGCACTATTTCCTGTCGTAGCGTTAGCTAAAGCTGTCATAATGAGATTAGCAGATGTTCTTTCTTGCTTCAACATAACTTCTTGAGCTACGCGAGTGAAAGATTTGCTAACAACATCTAAACGGCTTTTTGCTGCATATTTTTTATCAAAAGCTACAGCACTATCTAAACGATATGTAGAAATTTTTAATTCTGAAGCTGTAGGTTGAACGATATTCTGAGGTAAACCACCCGGAACCGATTGACTATAAACTTTGATATAATCTTCATCGAAAACATCATAATATAAGTCTAAAGGAATTGAAGGGTTATCTTCAGCGTTAAATTGTAAACTTGTAAACAAGTTTGATACAGTTGGAGCGTTATTAATAACTTCGGCTAAAACAGGACCGATGAATTCAGCCAAAGCGACTTGAGCGTCATAGGCTACTTCACGATTCTTAGATGCTAAAGCTTTGATTAGCTCAACCTGTTCGTCTGTTCTTTTTAAAACTATTTTCATATTCTTAATCTATTTTAATTACAGAGTGGTTGTGCTTGTGCAGTCGATTTGAACTAAAGCATATTTTCCAGTCCCAGTTCCAGCGAACTGATCGCTTTCACCGTTAGAAGAAACACGCTGACCAGTAGCTAAAACTTTACCGACAATGGTATATTGACCAGTTAAAGGCCCAGCATTAGTTGGGGCTAAACCAGAAACTTTACCAGCATTAGCTGAAATCATAAGATTAGAATTAACTACCATATTGGCGTCAACCCAATCAACAGCTGTATCAGCTAAAGTAAATGTTCCGCGAGTTGCAACAGGAACTGCCTGACCGCTTAAAACGGCTTGAAGTTCTGAAGCTTTAACAGGGTTATACAGAAGTTTTTCGCCGTTTTCGTCTTCTAAAACTGTTTGATTTAACGTAATACCTAAAACTGGAGTTCCAGCGGTAGCCGCAGTAAAAGTTAGAGGAACAGAAGGATATTGAGCGGCCCCAATAAACGGATAATCTGTTTTACCTAAATAACCGTTGTCAGCATAAGTAATAGGATCTAGGTCCATATTACCGGCTGAAACTTTTACGAATACACCAGCTGAACCATTACCGTTTGTAGACGGGGAGGTGTCAGCAGTGTCGTTGGCAAACAAGTTGATGACATCTTGTTCGCTGTACTGTCTGAATGGATATAATCTTAGTGCCATAACCTTTAGAATTTAATTGTTATATTTTCTTTAGAAAATGCTTTACCTAATTTATCTTTCCAAGAAAGATGTTCTTCTGTTGGCTCAATGTTTTGAGCAGGGATAGAAGCTTCTTCAACTTCTGAATTTGCTAAAGCTGCTTCAACTTCGACGCTTTCTTCTTCTTTAACAGAAGCTTGTGACGTTTCAGTTTTTTCAGTTTCTTGAATTCTTTTAGCTAATTCTGCCTCTAACTTCTCTTGGAAAATTTTCTCTTGCTCTTCTTTAAAAGCTTTACTCTTATGACGATACAAAACGCTTATTTTTTCTTGAAAAGAAGCAAAAGCTTCATCTGAATTTTCTAAGCCTTTCAGTTCGTCAACTAAAATTTTTCTATCAACATCTTCGAAATCATAATCTGCATCTAAAACGCCCATTCTTGAATTAAATAATTCTTGAGCTGCTTGAGCAGTTAATGTTGATTCAAGTTCGTTAATTTTAGAAAGAGCTTCTTCAAGTTTTTCGCTATTCTGTTGAAGATCTGTTTTGAGCTTGTCTGCTTCTGCAATAGCTTCAAGTTTAGATTCTTCAGCAGCGGAAATTTTCGCTTGAATTTCATCGCTCTTTTCCTTTATGCTTTCAGCGATTCTTTGCGAAACATTCGCAACAGCTTCATCACTGAACGTGTCAGTATCTCGCTTTTCAGCTAGAACCGTCTTTAGTTCTGTTAATATTTGTTCTAGATCCATAATATTATTATTGTTTAAGTTTACAGTATTTTTTTTAGTTTGTGAAAAATTATTATTTATTCTCAATAAGTCTAAACTGTTAACGTGTATAGATTCAGAATCGTTAATAGCTTCGCTTTCTTCTTTTATTTTATTATTTGAACCGTCATCAATTACAACGCCCTCTACATCTGCAGCTGGATTAGTTGTAAAACCTATACCTAACGGGTATATTCTTCCCGTAACTAACCTATAGACCGGAGTACCGTCATCCATATAGCCGTTACCATTAAAACCCTTCATGTACCTTTTGAATTCTTCAATTTGTTTTTTATCTGTTATTATTTCTGCATCTTTAAGGTCTTGGCTACCAACAGCAACAAAATAATCGTTAAAACCTATTTCCCAACTTGCACTTATTTTTTCGTATAGTTTAGACGTAGATTCGTTAGACTCTATTAAAGCGTCAGCAAATTCTCTATCGACAGTTTTATAAACCACTGCCGCTAAAGCTATATTAAAAGGAGATAAAGAGTCTTTGACTTGCTCATCACTTAAAACTTTATTATTCTCGTAAGAAGAGAAGCCAGAATTTACAATATGGCCAACAATTTTCTGTTTTTTATGTTCTATATTAGTAGGTTTATGAGTAAAATATTGTTTAAAAGCAATAGCTGTATTAGTATCAATACCATCACCATTTTTATTAAACTTATTAACTACAGCTGCATTAAAAGCTGCGCCAACTAAATCAACATTCTTTTCTAAGTTTACAGATTCAGGCATTAAACCTTTTAAAGGCTCTAAAGAAGCTTGCGATAACAAAAAATTATTATCAAAATTTAATGAAGCTGTAACAATATTGCTAAAGCTTGTTTTGTATTGAAACATAATATTTATTACACTTATTTATTAGAGCTGTGATATAACAAAGCGGCTGCATATATATTCAAGTCATGCTCTGAAGCTAAATCTTGAACCTCTTTGAGAATACCCAATTTGTCTAAAACGTTAGGATTAGAAACCACTTGCTCTGCTATATTGCTCCAATCATCATTTTTAGAACCAACAATTATTGCTTCACTTATATTTTCAGCTAATTTCTTCTGGTCCTTACTTAAGCGCTTTTTATTATACTTTTTCTTTAAAGAGCTTTGCACATTAGAATATAAAACTTTAGTTAAATCAAAAACTTGAGCAATGTCTTCTTTAGAGTAGACAGAAGCAACAGCGCCAACAGGTCTTCCTCTTTCATTTGGCACTTTATTTTTTGTGATTGGCTGGTTTTCAGAAGCTGCATCACCGCCTTCAGCAGGAGCTATAGTAGGGACACCGCCGACTATCGGATTGTAAAAACCTTTTTTCCTTTGTTCTACAAATTTTTCTTGAGCAGATTCTAATTCTTTATCTGTAGGATAAATGCCGGTTTCAATAACTTTGATACCTTCTTCAGGAGGCAAGATGCCAAGCTCCATCATCCTTGTTACAACTCTATTAAATTGTGTTTCATCTTTTATAGAAACTTCTTCGAATTTAGCTGTTGGACACTTGCCCTTGAAACCTAAGTTTTTGAATATTAACTCCATTTCTGGCTGCAAAAAGTCATGTAAAAAAGCATTTCTAGCTTCTTTAAGCCTCTCAAAAAAAACTTGAGCTTTTATATTTGTATTGGCGAATTTTTCAGAACCGATCAGAATATTCTGTAGACCTTCTTTTATATCTTCATTAACTATTTTATATTTTTCATAACCTAACACTTTATTCATATCAGGTATTACAAATTCAGCTTTAGTAGTGTAATCAGCGACAAGGACTCTTCCTACAGATTGATTATTAAGCAAGGATTGCATTGCTGATATATTTTTATGGTTAATACCCCCTTTACTAGGTTCTGTACCTAAAGTTATAAGCAATATAACATTTTCAATAGTTCTACAAATAGCTTGATCAATTTTTTTCATTTCTAATTTGAAGTTTATATCGTCAAGTACTGCAAAACCGAAAGGAACAGCGAATGGCTCATAATCTTGCTTCTTATAGAAAGAGTAAATTACATCCGTTGGATTCAATTGAATCTTTAAGCCATCTTGAGCCCATTGCCCATTTTTAATTTTATCTTGAGTTTCAGCATCCAGATTATCAAAAATCATTTTATCATGATCATTCTTGGGGTTTTGCAATCTTTCTAGCTCGTATTCAGAAAGTATTTTTTCATAAACTAATTGTTTCCAAGAGCTAGTTCTTTTAACAGTGACAAAGAAAGGATTTAGCAAAGTATATTGAACAGGTATTAAATTCTTCGCATCATAAGCAGTCGGGTAATTATATATTTTTTCTGTGTTTTTGTAGTTCAACTCATCATTACTAGCATAAGTTTGAAGTATTTTTTGAAAATCATCTAATTTAAACTTACCATTTATCTTGTAGTAAAATATATTACCACTTCTATAATATTCTCTGAAGTATTGATCTTTAACTCTCCACATCTTAACATACTTCATCCACTTATAGTAAAAATCTTTAGATTTTTGTGTGCCACCTTCTAATATTATTTCTGCATTAGAAAATTCAGACATTATATCTACAGCATTTCTAAATATAGCTACATTAGCGTAAGCTTTCTGACATAACTCTATAGCATCGCGAATGTTATAACCGTTTATAGATGACTCAAACGGCAATAAACCTTCTCTAATATTTGCATATTTATTTAACTTAGGCTGAGTTGCAACCCTATTTCTCCTAGTATTCGTGCTAGAGCCGCCACCAGTTCTAGAATAAGCAGCCGAAGCATCAAAATCGTAGAAAGGATCTCCTACTAATTGTGGTTCTGAAGACTCATTTCTAATCAAATCCTCTAAAGAAGAGCCCTTTTCGTCATTACCTTTAGAAAACTTATTCCAATAATTTGATTTTTTTGTATATTTACGAGCCATAGTATATAATATGTTACACAAAGTAACTTTAAAAGTGACTTTTAAACTTTTTAATAAATTTTAAGCGATAAACATTGGCGTAAACGTTTCGTTAATGTTTTCCACTTTTACTTGTTGCATATCATAATATACTTTAGTCAACCAATTTCCTAAAATTAAAGCAGAATAACTATCTTTTCTTGGTTTATCGGGACCAGTTTTTCTCCTTAGATTAGGAGGCAGATCGAAACTTTGTGTGCCTTGAGTCGTTGTAGTTATTTGTATTAAAGCACATTCTGTTTTTGTCAGTAAAATCATATCTGTCAAATGCTCAACAAAATCAATCATTTTAGCCTCCTCATTTTGTTTGTCTGAATCAGCCATATTCGAAAACTTTAAATTCAAAATGCCTATTTTCTTTTTAGTTTGAGCTCTAAAATTATCATCTATAGCTCTGCTTCCGAAAAATATACGTCTATGATCAAAGTTTGCTTGCAATAATTCGTTCGCAACCCTAATCCAACTTGAAGTAGGTTTTCGTAAAAATACGTATTTAAAATCAGATTTGTTGTATTCGTTTTTTGCTAGTAATAAATTCTGAGAATAGTCTTCAGGCTTTTCAAATTCTGTTGACATTTGTTTAAGATCTATATTAGCATCTTTAAAAAGCTCACTTTCGTTACAAGAGTTCATAAATTGAACGCCTCCATTATAATCCATGCAAACAGCAACGACATTAAAGTTTTGCAATATATATAAAAAATACTTAATATGATCTTTTAAAGAAGATCCTGATAAAGCATAAGAATGGACTAAAGTACATAATTTCTTTTCTTGGTTTAATTTTAGAACTTGAATAGCAAAATCATCAGAAGATTCTGTTTCTGACCAAGAAGGATCAACAGCCACGATGTATTCAGCATCAGAACGCCCTACTACTTCTGTAGAAGGAAGTTCCCCATCTGGAACGGTACACAAAGCCATTTTAGATATCTTAAAATACCCAGAGCTATCATCAGTAAACTGAGCTCCAAATTCTCTCATGAACTGTGATTCACTCATGGTAGCTTTAGCTTGATTAATAAGATTTTGATCGTACAACTGGACAGGAGCACAATCATAAGAAAATTGCATCACACACCTACGAGTT